ATACTGTAATCTATATAAAAACATTACTAATTCTAAAATATTTAAATTCTTTCTTTCTGAATATCCGTTATTAGTTAATCAAAAGTTTATAATTCAATATCAAAAATTCCTAGAATATAAAGAAACATTAAGCATTCTCAGGCAAAAGAAAAATAAAATAAAATCTATGATTAAAAGCCAAATAAGAAATCATTTGCTTAATAAAGATATTAAAAAGAATGGTAAAACAATGGACGTTCTTGGATATACTTCACAGCAAGCTGCTGATCACTTTGAGAGTTTGTTTGAACCGTGGATGAATTGGAAAAATAATAAAATTTATATTGCTAAAGAATGGGATAATCATAATAAAGCTACTTGGGGATGGCACGTAGATCATTTAATTCCACACTCTATGTTTAACTATACTTCGGTTAAAGATGATGAGTTTAAGGCCTGTTGGGCCCTGGAAAACTTAAGGCCATATAGTGGAAAGAAAAATGTTGAAGAAGGAGTTTATAGGGCTAGGCATAACAAAGAAGAATATGAAAATTATATGAAACAATGGAGATTAAAAAATAAAAAATGATCTTGTTGTAAAAAGCAAGCATATTAATACTAATATTTAAGCAATTAATTGATAAGAGAACCATGAATATTTTAATATTATGGTATGACTTCAAAGTTTAATTTTAATTGCTCAATAAAAGGATCATTTTATGCCTAATATCCCCGGTAATCCTATTCTACCTGGTACGTACAGTGAAATCCAAACACTTACTTCCGGAGTTTCACTTCCCGGTAGTACTCGTTTGGCAGTTCTGCTCGGCGAAGGAGCCCGAGTCGAAACGCTTATTGCTTCCGCCAATGGCTTCGGTAATGACGGTTTAAATTCCACATTTACATCTAATAATGGAGCAGATGGTCGCCATTTTAGACTTTCAAATGCACCAATTATTTCAAATAGAACAACTCTATTTCGTAATGGTATACCCCTTGTTGGTACACAAGGCACTAATAATAGCACAGCTTTCGCTACCAACTTTGATTACCGTCTACAAATTTCCAACGGGTCAATTGAACTTCAGGCAGCTTCTCTCGTTGATCAGGGAGGATCTTACTACCTTACCGGTGCATTAAACTCAGGTAACGGAGTTATTAATGATCTTACTTTAACCGATGCAAATGCTCCAACTGAAACTTGGACTCTGCGCTGTGTCTCAGCCCGTAGAGATGGTTATGGTAATGCAATAGATGGTTATTCAAAATTTACAGCCCAAGGATCCGTTTCGGGTAATGTTCTTGATGGTTATGGCAACGTTATTATTTGGCAATCAAATGAAATTGTTAGAACAAACGGCATTTTATCATTTTCAATCGAAGATGGCTCAACGGTGTTTGTTGAGGGTGACAGATTTACTGTGCTGGTTGCAGGTGGTGCACTAACAACAGGAGAATCATTAGTTGCCACTTATATAGCTGTTACCGATATTAATTCACCAACACTTTTTACAAATATTAATGACCTTGTATCAAAACATGGATCACCAAGCTTATCAAATACATTATCATTGGGCGCACAGCTCGCGTTTGCAAATCAACCTCCTGGTATTTATGCTCAGCAATGTGCACCTCCATTACCACGTAGACTTTCCTATGTGCTAGATGAATCATCAACCGGTGAAACTAATCTTGAAGATTTAGAATTTACACTGCCTCTAAATGTAACACCTGATTTTGATAGTCAAATTAATTTCTTTGTAACAGATCCTATTACAGGAGTTGAAACACAACTTTTACCAAATAAAGTTGCGTTTTATGACCCAACCATAACAGCTAATCCAAACTCATTCGTATTTGGATCCGGTTATACATATTCCTATACAGTAATTCTAACTGATTCAATTCAAAAAGAAGGAACTGATGGTGCATTAACAATTGTTAACGGAACTCATGCTAAATTAAGTTCAGCATCTGTAACGTTTGACATTTCTGATTTAAGCGCAACAAGAAGTATTAAAATATTTGATGCCAACAACGCTCAAAATAATGGTACATTTTTAATCACAGCAGTTGCAGATGGCATCGTGACCATTACAAGAGCTGGAGGTTTCGTAGCTGAGACTAGCTTGAGTTTCCAGGATATTGATTCGTCAACAGAAAGCTCAATAGTGTTATTTACTGATGATTTAGCTCTAGCAGCTGGTCAATCATTACGATGCACACTTGTTGATGTAAAAGATGCTGATTTCTTTGACCCAGGTTGGATTGCAGCCTATGAAGAACTTGAAAAAATTAATATTGACATTGTTGTTCCGCTGCCTAATCAGTTAATGTCTCAAGTCTTTGCAAATGGTAAACAACATGTATTAGCAATGAGTAATATTAAGAACCGTAAAGAGAGGGTATTATTTATTGGTGCAATTCAAGGATTAACGCCTGCAAATGTTATTGGAACTCAACTCGCTGCAGTAGAAGATATTGGCGTATTAGAAGGCATTCAAGGAGATGATACTGACGAAGTGTTAGCAGGGTCAATTGAAGATTTAACTGACTATGGCGTTCAAAATTCTTATGGTGACACATTTAGAGTTGTTTATTTCTACCCTGATGAGATTGTAGTAAATATCGGAGCTGACAGAACATTAGTAAGTGGTTATTACATTTCCGCTGCTGCTGCTGGTTTTCTTTCTGGGATTCCAAATGTTGCCGTTCCTTTGACTAACAAAACATTATCTGGTTTTGCTATTCTTCGAGATAAGCTTTACCGTCCAATAACACTAGAACAACTAGTTAGTGCAGGAATAACAGTATTACAGCCAGCTGTTGGTGGCGGACGAATTATTAAAGGACAGACTACAACCAACAGTGGATTTGTTGAGGAACAAGAGATTTCAATAATATTTATTCGAGATCGTGTTGCAAAAGCAATGAGGGCAGGATTTCAAGGTTTTATTGGTCAAGCTGATGCCAAGACGGTTCAGGGAGCTATGGTGTCAAGAGCTGTTGGCTTACTAAATGGCTTTATTGGTCAAGGTTTAATTTCAGCATATAAGGGTTTGAAAGTTTTCAGAGACACTGTTGATCCAACGCAATGGAATATCAGTGTAAGTGTACAGCCTATATATCCAATAAACTATGTGTTCGTTAAAGTATCAATTGGATTGATTTAATAATTAGTTTAGATATACTTATATAAATATTAGTAAAGATTAAACCGATCATTTTCTTTTGAACTTGATCGGTTTTGTGTTATATAGTATATATGCCTGCTAAAATTATAATACCTGAAGAAATATTAGAACAAGCATTTAAATTATATAAAAATAATATTAGTTGTAAGAACGTAGCCAAACAACTTAAGATATCAAGTACAGCTTTAGCCAGGGTTTTACGAGATAATAATTTATTATCTATTAGACCAAAAAATGGCCCGAACGCTCCAAGATTAACAGATAAAAATTATGAAGATATAAGAAAACTGCATAGAGATGGTTTAGGCATTAAGAAAATAGCAAAAAAATTAAAATTTAATTATGGTCAGATTAAAAAAGCATATTTAGATATGGGTTTGCTTAAACAAATTTACACATATCCGGAAAAAGAAAGAAATAAAAATAAAAAATGTAAAATTTGTTTTTTTACAAAAGATATTGAAAGTTTTTGTGCTGGTATTCGTGAAGGGAAAACTAGGCAGGTTAAAGCTTACTATAATACTTGTCAGGAGTGTTTGATAATATTTGGTAAGTTATTTTCTCGTGCATGTTATTATGATAATGCCACGTTAAAATTAATATATTATAAAAAAGATTTATATGGAGCTTACTTATATTATCAAGATTATAAATTATTTTTAGATTATATAAAAATAGCTTATAATGATTTTAACGATCCTTATAAAACATCTGCTAGATTAGTTATTAAAAGTAAAAATACAAATGTTCAACAGCGTAAAAGGCGCGGAGAAAATGATAGAGATTATATTAGAGCAAAAACAATGAGATATTTAAAAGAATGTATATTTAAAGATTCTCCTAGAAAAAAAGTTGATAATTTTTTAAAGGATCATCTTGGTTATAGCTCAAAAGAATTTAAAAAACATATATTTTCATTAAAAGAAGATTGGATGATAATCGAAAAGTCTGGATATGGAGCATATAGATTATCATCATGGGATGATAATGATTCATCAACATGGGTATGGCAAATAGATCATATTAACCCTGTTGCTAATTATAAATATAATTCTGTAGAGGATCTGCAATACAAAGAGTGTTGGAGTTTGGAAAATTTACGCCCATTAAATGCAAAGATAAATTGCCTAGATGGAACAAGAGGCATAAGGCATAATAACAGAATCATTCGTGGTCAAGAAGCGAAAAACTTAAAAAATATTATCACTTCACAATAACTTTAATTATTTTCACTAAAATATAATTTGATACTGAGTATTATTTAATCTATAATATCTTCTATCATTAAATCCATCAAAGCTTTATTCATACCTGGAATTAATTTACATACTTCCAATATTTTTGTGTTTTTCTCCTGAGTAAGGCTAAAACTTTGATGGTTTTTCATATTTGTTAGCACGAAATTAATTAAATATTGTTTATCTAGTTTATAGATGCGTTTAATTATTTTTTCGGTATCTGATTTAAAAAAACTTAAGCAAAGAAACATGTCACAAACATTCTTGGATTTTAACAGTTGATTTTCAAGTTCTTCGGAATAACCAAAATGTAAAGCTTGAGAGTAATAACTTTTTGAGTCTAGTTTTTTAAGTATAGATAAAATAATAGGTTTTTCTTTTTCTGAAATAAATAAAGAATTATTTAATTTTGAAAGAAAAAATTTTTTGAGATTAATAATATTCATATAACTAATTTATTCTATAATTTTTTTAATTAAGTGATTATTGATTTTCTGTTGAATGAGTGGAAGAGAAAAATAATTCGTAGTGGGGCAAGCTCTATTTTCTTTATTATGAACAGGTTTTAAATACCCTTTAGATATAAGATTTATACAAGTAACACTATGCTGATCTTTAATATGAGGATAGTAAGTTATCCATCTATGTTTATTATTAATATCAAAAAGATAATTTAAGATAAAAAGTTCTTGTTCTGTAAAGTTCATTCTATCATATCATTTGTGTAGATGCAAGTTAAATATAACTTTTTACTTTATAATGTTTGCTATTAAAATTTCATCATGACTAAAAACTTTTGAAACATTATATTCATAATCTCCAATTTCTAAATATAAATATTCTTCAGCTTTTTTTCTAGATGTAAAACTAATACCATCTGATATATTTACACTATCTGCTAAATGACGTTCTTTAGGCCAAAATCTTATCATATCCTTGGAGTAAAAGCCAATATAATATTTCATTCTATAATATCCTTAATTAATTTTTCATTTTTCCACTTCTCAATTAATAGTTCGGGAGGATTTTTCATTAAAGATACTTTGTAGCACTTATTTGCATATATTTTTTGATCAATTTTAACATATTTTAATTTTTCAAGATCGACATATGTTTTTATTAAATATTTATCGTGTTTTTCAATATAAAGCCATTTATTTATACAATACCAAATAGCTTGTAATGCATGTTCTTGATTATAAGTAAACATTATTGAATTATATTCATAATTAATATTTCAGAATCAAATTTATTTTTTAATTCTTCAGATAAAGTTAACTCAAACAATATATCATACATTTTTATACTTGATATTTTAATTAAACCAAGATTTTCAAAATCTGTAAATATAGCTAAATCTGTATACTTAGAACATAATAAATTGCCATCATTATAATACTCTACTGTTTTAAAATCAGTGTCATAATTTTGATAAGGAGATGTTTCAGCAACTGCATTTATAGTACAAAGTTCATACCATGTTCTTAATTGTTCTTCTTGGTCAGGAGTTAACATATTTTCATTATAACATATAGTGGCGTAATTGCAATGGTAAAAACGTGACTATGATACTAATATTTTATTTTATATATTCTTGCAGAACCAGATTTCGATAAAGTTTGAATTTATTATGTTTAAAATTATTTAAATTTACAACTTCAAATAATTTTAAACAGGCTCATAATAGAAAGGTTTAGTATGAAGTTCAAAGAATTAAACAATGAACAAAAAGATGAAATTAAAAGATTACATTCTGAAAATTTAACAGCTAATGAAATAGGAAAGCGTTTAGGCGTCACTTGCACCAGTATGATCGGTTTTATTAATAAGCTTAATTTAATTCCTAATCGAATAAAAAAAGCATATCCGGATCAGGAATTTAAAAATTTAATTATTAAAGAGTATAATAAAGGTAAGTTTGAGAGGAGAATAAGTACAGAGAATAATATAAATATTTCATTAGTAAGAAATACAATTGATTACTATATTAAGCATCACGGTTTAATTAGAAATAAATTTGAGCCGCGACCACAAAATTTAACTCAAAGTGTAGTAAAAATGTATAAAGGTTCAGACCGCCCATCTATTGGCAGTATAGCAAAGTTCTTTAATCGTGATAAGAAAACTATAAGAAAATGTTTACAAGAAGCCGGATTAAAAATTACATGTATCAGAAAAAATAAAAAAAACGACTTGTTATATGATATTGGTTTAAGAAAGTGTAAAACTTGTTCATCCATCAAGAAAACAAACTGTTTCCCAGGCCGAAAGATAGAGTGTTTAAAGTGCGTTAGCCTTTGGGGTCGTTTATATAATATATATAAAAGCACAAATTATCTTAAAGTTTTTGATCTAATTATGAATAAGGATTTGAAAAACGGTATAGAATATTATAAAAAATATGAGCTTGATATTAGTGAAAAAAAGAAAATAGAAAAACAATTATATGAATCAACTTTAAAATATAAATGTGCAAAATTTTATCCAATTATTAATGAAAAAAGAGAATGTGCCACATGTCATTTTGTTAAAGATAAGATATGTTTTATATCAGGGCCTAATAAATCTACAGATAGAATATGTACTATGTGTCAAGATATTTTTGCAAAAATAAAAAATTATTCAAATAACAAACTTGATCTTAGTAAAAATAATACTGAATTATTATTGGATATTTATAATAATAAAAAATGGCATGATGCTAAAAAATATTGTGAATGGAGGTCTGGTTATAAAAAAGAAATTACTCTGTCTAAAGAACCATCAAGAATTATTAGAAAATCGGTTTCTTGTGCAATAGAACAATATTTTTCTAATAAGAATTTAAGCAAAGGGTCATCTTGCTTTGAAAAACTGCCATTTACAGTAAAAGAGTTGAGAGATCATTTCGAATCTCTCTTTGAACCGTGGATGAATTGGAACAATCACGGTTCTTATAGTAAAGCAACCTGGGATGATAACGATAAATCAACCTGGTTATGGCAAACCGATCATTTTACCTGCCACTCCATGTACGAATACTCAACTATGAATGATGAACATTTTAAAGCATGTTGGGCTCTTAGTAATCTTCGACCTTATTCTGCGAAACAAAATGTTATCGATGGTTACAGTCGAATCAGGCATAATCATATTTTGTTCAATACATATATTAATGAATGGAGTAAAAATAAAAATATAATATTAAAACAAGAATTAAATATAAATTACAATTTTGAAAATAGAAATCCGGTTATAATAGGTAATATTATTGTATCTCTTTAGAAAGAACTATATTTTAATTATGTTTTTGATTATGTTTTTGATTATGTTTTTGATTAAAAAGGATAAATATGCCAGTTAGGCTTAATAACATTGGTGATACACCCATTAATAACTTTTCCAATGCCAGTGGTGGCGAGGGTAAGTCAGGGACTGCAACACATCTATCTACAAATATCGCGATTCTTATTGAGGGTGTAGCCGTTGGAGCTGTCCAGAAACTTTCAATTAATGAATCACGTTCAATTAAGATGGTTAATGAGGTTGGAACAGATGGTAGTATTGACTCAGCACCAACAGCATCTACTGAAATTAGTGGTGATTGTTCCAGAATACGTTTTAATAGACAAAGAATTGCCGAAGCGTTTCTTAGAGGTTATGTTCACGTAAGCGCTCAAAGAGTTCCGTTTGATATAGTAATTATGGATAATTTTCAAGGGTCAGATGATAGTAATATTGTTATTACAACACTTCGAAATGTTTGGATTAAATCAATTAGCTATTCTTACGAATCTGAGTCATTTATAATTTCAGAAAATATGTCATTTGTTTGTGAATCAATTGAATCTTATCGTGGCGATGGTGAATCGAGCGTTGTAGGTAATCCAAATAATCGTGGTATTCCAATTGCTGTCAATCCTTTTGAGCAACAGGCTGATAGAGGAACTTATCGCGGAGCCCTTGACGCAGCAGGCCTCATAAATGCATTTGACGGCAATACATTATAATTAATGTATTAAACAATGACCGTAGGTGGTACCAATAGGTGCCGCCTATCCTTGTAAATAGATTTTATATTATAATCAGCTTTAAAAATAGCTGATATATATCATTATGAACAATTATATTGGTTAAATTACTTTTAACTAAAATCTATTCTATTCACAGGAGCATTATGTCTCAAGACCCTCAATTTGGCAGTAAACAAGGAACAATGACATCATCATTGGGTCGCACATCATTTGGCAATCATCAACGCACACTTACGGTTGAAGATACCACGGCTGATGTAAGCGACGACTTTCCTGAAGAGTTTCAGCAAGCCTACAAGGCAGAAAAAGCAGCCGAGCAAACTAATGGTTTTATCAAAAGTCAAAGACCGAAACAAGATGCTGATATACTTGGTTATAAAGATATAGAAAAGTTGCGTAAAAAAGATGATATTCCAGAATATGCCAGGTCATCTTTAGAAATACTTACTGGTATTGGTCGAGCTAATTTAGAAGAAACGATTGATGGTCATGTATTTTCATTAAGATCTTTGAAGTCCAGAGAACAAAAAGAATTATTTACAAACGGCAGCAAGATAAAAGACACATTAGAGCAATCTTACTATATAAAGTATGCAACATTAGCTTGGTCTTTATATAAAATTGATGGAAAAGATTTAGAGGATGTAATTCAATCGAATCAATTTGAAGACAAGATGGCTTTAATGGCTGAATTTGCTGAAGAGGTAATTGATCATTTATATAATAAATACAGTCAGATTACTAAATCAAATATGGATCGATTGGGTTTAATTGGTAAAAATGATAAGGAGATTTCCGATAACGTAAAAAAATAATAGCTGAACCAGATCATAGATTCATCTGGTTCTTATGCAAAACTTATCAAATCTTACCTGATGATAATTTTTTTGAAGATATAGATTCAATAACATGGTTATGGATGTATACTAGTTGGATAAAAGATCAGGAAGATGATTATAATAAATGGAAAGATTTTAGTATTTTTCTTGGTTCATTTACTAACCCTGAAGCGGCTAAAAAAATGTTAAATACAAACAGTATAGATATTAGTGATGAACAATTTAATGAAAATACTAAAAAGCTATTTGAACAAGAAAACACAAGCGAGAATAATAGCTTATCTTTGCATAGAAGAGTGAGAAGAAAAAGAAAATTAATTACTAATTAAAGGATAAATGGCTGATCTGAATGATGTTGGTGAAAAAGTTGATGGTCTTGAAAGCCAGATAAACGCTACTAACGAAGCGTTGTTAAAAACGCCTGGGTTAATGGGTAAAATTGAAGAGGCACAACGGAAAGCAACAGAGCAGGCAAAAAAATATAAAGATCAAAATGAAAATATGGTTGAGAGCTTTAAATCTAAGCTTTCATCTGGCAAATTAATTGATTTTAACGCAATGATTAAACCAATTGATCAAGATATGTTTTCTAAAATCGGTTCTGGTTTTACAGAGAATATGAAACAGCTTGCAGCTAATGGTGGTGATGGTTGGAAGACTGTAGCTGGTGTTGTTGCAAGCAGTCAGGTGGAGATAAGCGCATCTGTAACAGAGATGGCTAATAAATCTCAAATGGGAGGAAAAATATTAAGCGATGTATATGCTAATCAGTTAAAAAGTGTAGCACCTGTAGTTGCTAAAGTTTTAGCGCACGCCGAGGCTAATAATAAATTGGAAGGCGGTTTAATTAGTATTTTTGGTGCGGCTGGTAATTTAAGCGAAGCTTTTAAAATTATGGGAGACAATACAGGAAGAAATGTTGATATTTTACACAACCTTGATTCTTTAACGTTTGATTATAATAAAAGAATGGCAGAAACGGCTACAGCAACAGGTTTATTACCAGAAGAGGTTGCAAAATATACTCAAAGTTTAATGACAATTCCTGGGGCTTATAGTTCAATAGCCAGTATTGGAGGATCGACGATGACACAGTTGGAGGCTGCGATTAAAGTCTCTAGAGGCACCACTCAAAACTTTGGAGAAGTTGTTAAATTTTTAGACGATCAATATTTACAATTTAATCAAACTCAAGGAGAAAGTTTGAATACATTTTCTGAAATGTATCAAGCATCAAACGATTTAGGTTTTAGATTTTCAGTTTTAAAAGGCATAGTTGGTGGTGTGCGTGATAGTTTCGCGATGATGGGAGATCAAAGTGCATCGGCACTAAACATACTTGAATCATTTACTCCGGCATTAAAAGAATCTGGTTTAGGCCCTGAAGGCATAGCAAAGATGGTACAAAATTTAACAGGAGCTGTTGGTTCGTTAGATACTGCTCAAAAATCATTTTTATCTTCACAGGCTGGTGGGACAGGTGGATTACAAGGAGCATTTCAAGTTGATTTAAAACTTAAAGAAGGAAAGTTAGACGAAGTTGTTGGAATGATGCAAGACGTTTTATCTAAACAATTCGGCGGAAAGGTGGTTGGGCTAGAACAGGCGGCAGCATCAGGAGCCGATGCTGCACAAATGCAAAAGCAAGTAGCTCTATTAAAGGGTGGAGCTTTCGGCTCTGTAGTTAAGAGTGATGCTGAAGCTTATAAGTTTATTGAGTTGATGCAAAAGGGTGTTAGACCAACAGATGCTGCAGTATTTAAGGAGAAAACAGCCGATTCAATGGACGCAACCATGAATCAAAGTAATATTATACAAGAAAGACAAGAATCTAGCATGATGATTGCTAATAATGAGCTAGTTAAGCAGACTGGATTATTAAGTACAATTGCCGGTGGTTTTATGAGAAGCTTTACTGGCAATGAAAGTAGCGCTATGTCAGGGATGGAGACTCTTAAAAAGGAATCTAGTAAAGGCTTAACTGCTACACCAAATGTTGTTGATAAAACAGCGTTAGCCAGCGAAATGTTTTCTGGTTTAGGAGAATCTGTTAGAAAATTAGGTATGCTTATAGATTCAGTGGTTGAAAATAAATCAAGATCGATAGATAGGGAACAATCTGGTCCAAAAGAAATTAACTTAACAGTTCAGATGTATAGAAAAGATGGTGGTCTTGATTCGGAAGAGACAAGAAAAATTTTAATTCAAGCATCTGATGCTGCAGAAGATCGTGTAAACACAAAAGCCGTATTAGGCTCGGCAAATTTCTAAGGTAAAATATGGCAAATCCTAGACAACCACAAGATCCGTTTGAAGCAGCTGGTAGAATTTTAACAGCTAATGGCGGATTAATTGGAGATCGCTTTAATTCTGGTTTAGCAAATGGTTATTCCGTTAATGGACAGCCGACAGTATCAGGATTAGGCACACGACAAAGCAGGGTTCCAAATTACCGTACAGCTGTTACAAAAAGAAGTGTAGTTAAGTGGTTGGTTCCAGAGCAACCAATGATAGAGATGTATGTTAATCCTGAAAATATTACTTATAGTTATAAAAAAGAAATCAATAAACAGAGAACGAAGGGTGGTTTTGCATTACAATATTGGGGAGAAGATTTGGCTACGCTTAGAATATCGGGAACTACTGGAACTTCTGGTATTGAAGGTATAAATATTTTATATGATATTTACCGTAATGAACAGTTAATGTTTGACCCTTACGCTTTAGCATTAGCAGCTGAAAGCGATCGTTTACGACAACAAGAATTGTCCGAAGATATATTTGGATTAGGTGGTTTAAATGGCAACGCAGCAAACTTAGGAACATCAATTATTAGTGGTGTTTTATTAGGCGCAGCAGGTAACGTAGCCAACTCTGTTGGTAACTCGTTAGGTAGAGCTTTAGGGTCGGTTGAAAGCTCTGTTGTCGGCGGTAACCCAACAGCAACTCGCAACAAGCCTACTCCGGCAAGTCTAGCTTTTACGGTTGAGATGTATTGGAGTGGGGAAGTTTACAGAGGTTATTTTACTGACTTTGTTGTGGATGAACGTTCAGAAGTTTTAGGTATGTTTACTTACACAATGAACTTTGTAGTCACTCAAAAAAGAGGTTATCGCCAAAATTATCTAGGCTGGCACAGAAGTCCAAGTACTGGCCAAAGTAATTCTAACCCCAATTATGGTACAGCATACAGTTATGGTGGTCTTGTAACAGATGGTGGTATCGTACCAACACCAAACAGAGTAGATCAGCCAAATTTAAATTCACCGTTTGTTGATCCTGGTCAAAACGGCTTAAATTTAATTCCAGGTGTAACCAATGAATTTTTGAATTCAATTTTAGACCCATTTGATGTAGGATAAGTATATGGCATTCTTAGAAGATTTAGCACAAGCAGGTATATCAGCAATTAATGAACAATATGCTCCAGGCAATTTAACGCCAACAAGCTTAGACACAATAGATCCTAACGACCCAGATCGTGTAATTAATTTTGGTAAATTAGGAGACTTTGCTAAAAAAATTGATAACACTGCTCAACGAACTTATGTTGAAAATGGTTTTATTAGAAATGTTAGACCAAGGGCAATGGAAATCTTAATGCAAGAGCCTGACTTAACTGTTATTGTTAAAAAAAGAGCATTTGCTTCTTTGGTTGATAATTATAGATTAGATAAAATGGATTCTGGAGATAAATTATTTTATAGGGCTACTAAAAATCTTTTCCAAAACAAATGTCGAGCCATTTCTGTATATGAAAAGCTATCTAAAATAGAAAAAATTGTTAAAAACAAGGGCGTGCTAGATGATTATATGGTTCCGTTAATTACTGATGGGATTGAAGCGTTAGAAGCTTTTTCTGGTAAGCAGATTGTTGACGCTAATACGAAGGCCACGTTTATTACTTTAAGAAAATTACAAAACTTATCTGATCCAGCAACCACAACAACATGGAATGTAATAAGCAATTCACCATTCTATTCTGATTTAGGAGAGGGTACAGGAACTTTTGATCTTACAATGGTTGCAAGCATTGATACAACAGTTTCTACAGAGTTTGGTCAAGGAAGCGCTTCATTAAATATAGAGGATCCTTATAATTTAATGTATGTTAATCGTGATGATATTGAAAAGGCAATAAGTGATGCTTCTAGTTTTTTTAATTCACAAAATTTTTCAAGAGTTTCAGAAAGACAATTAAGAGATATTATAGATCAGGACAAACAGAGATTAAATTCTATTAGGTTTAGTCGTGGTGCTCCAGGTATTAGGTTTTCATTAAATGAAGCATCGATTATCAATCAAAAAATACGAGCATTTATTGATGAAGTTGGTCGAGAGATTTTGTTTACTTACGATCCTGGCATTTTAGGAATAGGTGCAACGGCAGATATTGATGCTAGCGCTTTTATGGGTATTGGTGGTTTAAATGTTGAAGAGACTGATATATTTAAAACAATCATTGTTAATATGTTACAGGTAATAAATCAAGCAGAAGATATTAATCAAAATATATTAAGAAATAATACAACATCTGATATTCGTTATGTTAGAGAAAAAATGATTTTAAATTATTCTGGTAAATCAATTATCCAACCAATGGATGTTATAAACGTATTTATAAGTACAAAAACAAGCCCTGATAATAAAATTGTGGGTTTTGATCAATCATCAGCTACAGCTTCTACATTTTTCAATAAAATAAATAATTTAACAGAAAATATGGTTAACACTTTTAATAGTGCGGCTACATTTTTTGGCGGAAGAGCAAATAGCTCTGTTGATGATGAAAAAAAATCTATAGTTGGATCTGATTTTCCTACATGGTTGTGGGTTTTATTAAGAAACGACTTTACACGACAGGCCGCAGGCACACAAGTGTTTCAAGGAGTGGTTACGGGAGTAAGCAGTAATTATTCTGCAAGTTCTGGTAAATACACATTATCTGTACAAGCTAAGGACAATGCTTATTATTTTAATTTAGGTCAAGTAAATTTAAAACCATCACTTGCCGTTGGTACTAATGAACTATATAATCCAATTACTCCATTTGAGTTAGATTTCGATCCATCTAATGGTTTGCTTACAGGGGAAAATTTAACACCAAATTTTCTTGAAGAAAATAACAAATTAGCTTTATCTGGAGCAATTAAATTTAAGTCAGGACGTTATAGAGGATTCCCTGCTTATCCAAACATGTATTTAAGCAAAGATGGGGAAAGAGTTTCAGCTCAAGCACCATTTGATTTTAGATACGTATTAAATGACCCTGATGGTTTTGTTTATCGCTGGAAATCAGGTATCGGTTCATATACATATTCTGATGAAGCTAATAATGCTAAAGTACTAAATTCTGACAGAAGTCCTCTTCTTACTAAAGATCCTTTTGCTGGTCAAGATGTAATGAATGTTCTTTCTTTGTTGGTTACTGGTCAGCCATATAACTATAATAATTTTGTTAAGGCTGGTTTAAATATTGGGAATCTAACAAGAGATGATATTTTAGGAGAATCTGGTTCAACATCTTATTTTCGAGGGTTAAGTTCAGACCTTAATAGAAACAATGCTGTCTGGGGAAACTTTATTCCATTTAAAGAACAAGTTTTAAATGAAAAAGCACTAGCGTTTACTTTAATGGGCCAATATGATGTGAGTAAATTAAATTCAGAAATTAATAAATTGCTAGATGAAAGAGCTGCTTTTTTTGACAGCATAATCACTTCTCCTCAAGGCTCCCAGTTTGCTAAAAATCCTAATCCTTATAATGTTGATATCCAAGGTGACGGTTCAACACCAAGTGGACCATTATCTCCTGATATTGCAGCTGCTGTTTTAAATATTAGGCAGATTGATGTTAAAGTAGATCAATTAATTAATGATTCTTTTAATAAAGTTAAGAACTCTAATCTTTCTGATGGATCTTTTAGAATTTTTGGTGATGATGCATTATTTGACTCATCTGCATCTAATCTTGGAGGTGATATTACAGGTCAAGAACAAAGAGAAGCTTTAAAAAATCTTAGGTCTAAAATTAACTATTTAACTCAAAGAAGGCTATGGAAAGTTAAATCAAATGACGATCAAAATCTTTTTATAGTTGATGATCAGTATGATAAAAATTATGATATCCAAAATTTCGAATCTTCTTTTTCAAAAGATGCAATGAGTTTATTAAATTCTGAATATACAGACCCATTTGATAAGATCATTACCGTTGCTCGGCCATTAGGTTTAGAGGTCTTTGCCGATTCACAGGGCCATATCAGAGCTAGGCCGCCAGCTTATAATAAAGTACCAAGCTCAGTCTTTAGAGACCTTGTAAAGGAATCTCAGCGCACAGGAAAGCGTATTTTTCCAAGAGCATTAGAAAGATTATTTATTAACAATGCAGATGGCCTAGTAGATAAGTTAGAAACAACAGAAGATCAAATTCGTTTAAGAGTTATTGCTATTGGCTATACTGACGATCTTGAGATTGAGGATTTTTTAACTAAAGGTGATTCTGGAATGAATTCTGGAGGCACTTACACTTTTAAATTCATATCGGATGGCGAAACAGGTCAAATTGGATCAACAGATTTTAGAAATGTTGTTGAGCAAGCGTTTCCAGAAATTCGCGAAGGTTTGGAATTTAAGCCATTAGTATCTAATGATATTCAGACGAGAGATCCTAATGCAACAGCAACAATAAGTCGATTAACTAATCGTGTCAATAATCAAACCAGATTAACAGGCCTGTTTACAATTAAAAATAAATTTACAGCTCTAAAAAACCCAATAGCCTATCAAGATATTGATTCATTTAATACATCTCCAGCAGGTATAGAAAATACATCTTCAAGCAGCTCAGTTACCAAATCTTACCAAACGGTTAGAAACCGTTTGCAAAGAAGAAAAGGAACAAAAGAACCGGAATTAAATCAACTATTTCCTAACCGCTCTATTGGAACAAGACAAACAGAGTATTTAAAAGTTTTAAATGATCTATCTCGTCTTTTGTCTGAGCGACAAGGTTTAGTTAAAACTCTTTCTAATTCATTAAAGAATTTAAATGAAGCCTTAGCCATTAATGGAGACCCGAAAACTAAACGAAAATCTCTTTTAACAACAGAAGAGTTACCAGAAGTAATTGCACATATGATTGAAGATGAAAGCTTTGATGATTTTGGGCAGGGGTCAGGAGGAAGATATATTATTAAAGATAATCAAATTTTATCTTTATCTATTGATGAAACACCACCTGAATTCACTTCAGTTCAAGTAAGAGGTTTATTTAACGAATTTATTCCCAACATTGCTGCAAATGGTTTGGAGTTAAGAGATGGCGGTAACGGTATTAATACGGCTTATGCTGTTGATTATGATATGTGGCGCATGTATGGATTTAAACAATCTCAGCCAGTTGTTATTAATGCGCTTTCAAATCCACAAACACAACTGGCTCCGTTTGCCGTTTATCTTTTAAATAGAGCTAGGAGAAATATATTTAAAGGATCGGTTATAATTACTGGAAACGAATTCATGCAAGCCGGAGAGGTGATATATATAGAAAGCAAGGACTTACTTTTTTATGTTGAAGAAGTTCGACATAGTTTTTCTTATTCAGGTAATTATACAACAACACTAAAACTTACATATGGTCATAATCCTGGAGAATATATACCAACTCATCTAGATATCATTGGTAAAACTCTTTATTCTAAGAGTTATAGTGCCAATCTGTTGCGGCATGTTAGATCTGACCCTGCAAATGGTGATAGAGATATTACTGTTCTTGTTATCGATAATAATTCTAATCCTGATAATGTATCAAAAGATACTATGTCAGCAATTAGTGGTTCGTCTTTATCTCAATTAATTAACGGATCTTATGGTGAACAAAATCGTAAAAACCTTGTTAAAGTTATTATGACTCTCGCTGGAGGATTCTCTCCTAATTCAAACAAAATACCAAAAATTCAATTAAGAATTTATTATAATTCAAACGCCGGTATTGATCCTTCATCCAACCTTTTTGCAGTTGCAGGTGAAGTAAAAGCTTGGATGGCTAATCCACAAAAATCAATAGGCAAAGGAGACCAGCTAATTACTGCAGAAGAATTACCACCTACTTTTAATGTTGGGCAATCTCAAATAGAAGTATTAGCAGTAGATCGTTCAGATCCCCAATCACCTTCCTCTGGTGCATGGTCAATTGCTAGAAGCTTAGTTAAAAATGGCTCCATTAACTCTGGCGGTATTGGAAATGATTGTGTTTTAGATGAAGAGCTTAAATTATTTAATAATATCATTGATATTTGGGTAACTTACGAAGATATTGAGTCTCAATTATCCACATCAGCAACTAATAACCCAATTACATCGCAACAAGCTTATGACAATGCTCGTAATCTTTCATCAACATTAAAGGCATAATGAGTTCAACAGGCGGAGTAACCGGATTATTATTAAGAGGAACCATCACAGGGTATAATGGTGACGGTACAGTTTCGTTTTCTCTTGAAGATGGTAAAGAGTTTAATAATATAAAATCGGCGCCATTACCAATATCTTATGGTGATTCTGGTGGAGGATTCGTAGGGTCTATACCACCAAGAGGCACTCCTATACTTGTTTCTCAAGGTCAAGGTGAATGGTTTATATCTGCCTACCTTCCATCTAACAATGTTTTTAAACGCCAAGGGAACATTTTAGGTAGTGGAGGTCTTTTAGGGTCTCTTATGGCAGATCTTAAAGATGGAAACATTCTTTTACAAACAAGACCAAGCGCAAATGGTTATGTTAATAGAATAGTGATAGATCCAAATGATGGTATTAAAGTAGGTTCTGCAACTCAACATTCTAAATTTTATCCGGAAGCCAATACGGTTCTTACTAAATTTTCTCAGAATCTTAATTTTACGTCAGCTCATAGAGAAATTACCGGAACAATACAAAGAGATTTAAAACAAAACTCTTTAAGATCAATTACATTTTCTACACTTACTGATATTGATTATGACAAATCTCTTACAAAAATAGCAATGGATCCGTCAACATCTGTCGGTATTAAATCAACATCTACTACAATTCGAAATTTACCTCTAGTAGAATCGAAAACAATTTATTATGAATTCGATTACCTAAATAAAGAAACAAATTTTACTACCGATGACGACGAAGCTAATCGTTACAGTTCCAAAGATGAAATTCTTTCCGTAAGTGAACTTCAACGAACCGAAATGAGAACGGAAGCCTTTGGGTTATCATTAAATTACCCAAATCATTTGATTGAAAACATCATCGGAACAGGTGTTGATATCTATGGTAATGTTCTTGACCTTAATAGAAACACTCTACCTATTGGTAAGGTACGAGATACTAGTTTTATTACCAATTCTAATTCTAAAGAAGCTTTTATTAAAATTCGCGCCATGTCTAGAAAAGGTTTGGCTTATCACTGGGAACTTAATGCAAGAAAAGCCAATTTTGATTCTGTAACAGGTATTGAGGCAGCTAGTCAAGTGCCAGATCCTTTTAATATAACAGATTTTGCTAGAAGTAAAAGTAAATTATTTTTGGATATTGATAAAGAAGGTCAGTTTAAATTAAATGTCCCAATGTCTAGCGAAACAGGGAATATAGCTCTAAATTCACGCTATGAAAACTCATCTTCTATCATGTTTGCTCAAGATATTGTTGATGAACCTAATTTGTTTAAAAGGGCACGGAAAAATCGAGATGTTAGACTTGCTAACTATGCTTTAAGCCCAGGTATTAAATTAAGCGCTGGATATGAAGGATTACATGGTTATGCTAGCCCAATAGATTATATCACAAATAAGGTTATTGGTTTTGGAACGGCCTATCATGATATCGTTAATGGAAGTCTATCAGTATTTAGAGATATGGGTAGAAAAAACCTTATTAATTATTTTGGTGAGAATCAAACCTGGTTGAATAGAAGAAATCCCATTACCGGTCATCAACCATATGTTAAGTATATTGAGTCAGTTGTAAGTGACAATATTATAGTTAGCGGTATAGGATCTAATGCCGGTGGAAGATCAGCTACAATAAGTCTTGATGGAAGTTTAGTTATGAATGTTGGAGCTAATACTGTGGATAGGCAAAGCATCTGGCTTGATACAGCTGGAGGTAACGTTGTCAATTTAGGTAGGGATAGAAATGGGAACAGCTTAGCTCTTACAGCAGATGGTAACTTATTGGTGCAACTAGGTAATGTTGGCCTGCCAGCAAATTCAGATAGTAGGTTTAAAGATGAACCAGCTGGTTATCAAACAGCTACATTGGATATTAGAGTTCTAAGAAATGATGGGCAGTTGGCTATTATAAGGTTTGATGGTAACGGAGCTTATATTTACACACCTGGTAGGATGGAGTTTGGTTCTGAGCAAGATATGATATTTAGAAGTAATGGAAATGTGTATTTTGAAGCTAAGAGTGTTGGTTTTTACCCTGATAATGGACAGCTGCGTAAGATTCTGCGCAGTGGGATAGCAGGAATATAATTATGTGGAATCATGTAAATAAATTAACAGAAAAATGCTGTGAAGTTTGTGGTTCTTTATATGATGGAACTATAAATAGTAAACGCTGTTCAGAATTTTGTAAAAAACAATGGTTGCAAGATTATTATAAAAATAAAAAACCAAATAATTTAAATAATTTTTCTATACCAAGAGTTTGCATTATTTGTAATAAACAATATTTAATAAATGGCAATAAACAAAAAACATGTTCAAATAATTGTTATAACCAAAACGTCAGGGCTGAAGAAAGAAAAAAATATCATAAAAATAGAGAATCTATCACTTCTAAAAAAAGAGAACAGGAAAAATTAAGAAATATTAAAAAATATCCAAATTTTATTTCACAAATAAGATTACCTTTATTAAAAGATGAAGATAAAGAGTTTTTTAAACCGCTTGATTTAATATTAACGGATGAATTAAAAACAAAAGAAAAAAACAAACGTAGAAAACACAGAAGAGACAATGATCTTTCTTATAAGTTAAAAAATAATATTTCAAGATCTATGAGATCTTATTTAATTAATAATAGTAATGGATCGAAATTAGATTTTCTAAATTATACAATTAATGATTTAAAAAATCATTTAGAATATCAATTTGAATCTTGGATGACATGGGATAATTGGGGCATCTATAAAAACGATGGCATACGTAAGTGGCATGTAGATCATATTATACCACAAAGTATTTTTAATTTTATTAACGATGATAATTCAATGAATTTAAGAGAAATTGAAGCATGCTGGGCATTAAATAATTTAAGACCATTATGTGCGCTTGAAAATATTAAAAAAGGTAATAAAAATGCCATGTAATGTAAACTCACTTAATATAACAATAGTTTCACCACCTAGTATAATTCTACCAGGATTTTCTCTACCTAGTCTATCACCTATACAGCCAAATCTCAACATTGATTTTCCTGAGATTCCACTAGATGTACTAAGTTTAATCCAAACTCTTATTCAAAAACTTCCATTTGGGATGAAACTTAATCCAATTGTTCCAACAGAACTCATGAATGATATCATGAATTTTATATCAAGTGTTCTAAGTCAGCTTAGCCCATTCCTTTCTCTTTATTCATTTATTCAGGCATTGTTAAATCTAGTGATGTGTATTATTGACATAATTTGCGCACTTTTTTCCCCATGGGATCTTATTCCTGCCGTCATAAAATTATTCACACAATGTCTGCCGCCATTTCTTGATCTTTTCCCATGGATCGCATTATTAGTTATGATTGTAACATTTTTATTATTAATAATTGCTTTAATTATTTATATTATCACGGCTATAATTAAAATTATAGAAGATCTTATTGCAAATATAGTATCTTTAGTTAATGGTCTTCAATTGCAAGATGAGGATGCAATTATTGCAACGATTACAAAAATTGCAGCTCTTTTATGTAATCTTGAAAACATATTAGGAATTTTAGTAGCAATTGCATCAGTGATAGCAATTATTGAAGCTTTAGCTAAGCTGGCAGGTCGACTAATCTGTAGTGGTGGAGATTCTGACTCATGTCCTCCATTTGTCGTTGCTTCTCCAGATGGTATAATAACAACTTCCGGAACACTTCTTTATTACAAACAAATTAATTATGATTTAAGAAATTTTTCCGGTTTTCCAGAGGCCTCTCTTCCAGCACAGAGAGTGGAGTCATGGCAGATTTTTGATGAGGCTGTTAATCCTATTTCAAGCATAGATGAAATTATAGCACCAAACAGCCGAGGAACAAACTTTTGGCCAATTGAAGCTACCTATGACGGATATTCCAATCCACAAATGGTACCTTACACGGTCGAATTGACATTAGAAAATTTTGATCCCGAACCATTTCATTCAGGAGATCTTGGTGGGGCTAGAAAATTCATAATTAAAGAAGCTGTAATTCGTCAGGAGCCAACACCATATCCAATAGGCTTTAATAATCAGCCAAATCCATCTTTAAATGTACAGGGGACGGCATCATTAATTGGTGGTTTAGTATATGAAGCAAATGGAATAACACCTTATAAAGTTAATGGTGTAAATGCAACATTAGGTACTTTTATACATTATGATGCTAGCATATTTTTTCCAGCTTTCGATGATGGTTATATTATACCAAATATTGGATTTACTTTATCATATACGTATCCTGTTTTATTACAAAATAATTTGATAACTGTTGGTTGTATCCCTGAAATTAGCGCAGAGATAGCGGCACAAAATGCAAGATTAAATACTGAAGGTATACAATCTGTTTTTGATAAGATGGGCCCGTTACCAAACCCAACAGCGGCATATGAATGTTCTATACAAGCTTTACAAAGGTTACGTTCTGATTTAAATGGAGATACCGCGTTAATATTTCAAGATGAGATAACATTATGTTTATTAAACTTTAAGAAAGAAGTTTTAGGGTCTTATTTAAATGCGTTAGTTGCAGCTGCGAGCGTGTTTAAATCAACAGTAACTATTGATCCTGATGTTCAGTTTATAACCAGACCAATAAAAACAACTGTAATATTAAAAGACCCAACAGGCTCAATCTTATCAACAAGCATTCCTGAAGAAGTCAGTGGTGTGATGGACGGATATTTATCTGGAAATGTAACGCTAGGTAACATTACTGGTTTTGTGTATGATGGATATGAAAGTTTCTTAGCTGATATAACTTCTGATGTAGCTGGAGATGGGTATTTAAGTGTTCAGTATAACGGGCAATATTTTCAAGATATTATAATTGCTGAAGGTCAAACGACTAAATTTGCGATAAGACAAATACCATATACATTTGTTGATGCAATTAGTTCTGAGACATTACCAAGAAGAGATGCTGGTGACGTAAGTAGAAATGGTGGTAATTAATGAGTGAAGAGGTAAGATTTGTAGAAGAAACAGGAACCGAAGATATTGGTTCTATAAGAAGCGTGCGAGATTTGATGCGAGAATACGTATATCCTATTGATAGTTTTAGAAGTTTAATGAAACCATCATCAATTGAGCAATTTTCAAAAGTGCAGACTGACAATTGTGGTGCAAATATGGTATTAGTAAGCTCAGTAAACGATATTAATAATGCTGAGTTTAATACCTCACGTCCACTAGAGAGCAGAGCTAGTGCTTTTTATAGAATGCTTGGTTTACCAGTAGTTAGCCCTAAAGGTTCTATTTATAGTCCTGGATTCGATCCTAATGCACCATCATATAATTCCCCATCTGTTGATAGAAGGAATAATATTGTTAAAGAGATATTTGAGGATCAAAAAATAGCTGACCTAATAAAAAATAGGGATCAAGATGTGGAAGATAGACGATCAATTTTTGCCAATCAAGATTCAAACTCTTCATATTATGCATTGGCGATTAGGTTTTTTAAGAGCTTTAATTTATTAACTAGTGATGATCCTTTTAATGCAGACACTCAAATAAGTCCTGTAATTAATGATAGAAATATTATATTGCAAAAATATACTGGAAATAAAAGTAGGTTGCAAGCCCCGCGTCACATTTTAAAACCATTTATTACAAATCCAAAAATGGAATCTGTTGTGAATCCACAGGAGAGGGTGATTTGCGCACCCTTTTTGAAAAGCAAAGAGGATACTTTATTATCTGTTAATAATTCAATTAAAAGACCAGGTATAGAGTTTATAATTAGAATAAGATTAGCACAAAATGATACGGATAAAGTATTTTTAGATGAGTCAACAAGGTTGTTGACTGGTAAGATGCCAAATAATAAATTAAGTTTGAATGAGACGAAAAATGTTTTAATAGCATTGAGTGGTAATTTATCAGCCATTAATAAAAACAAAGATATTCTTAATTCTATTAAGGATTTTAGTAAGACGGAAACCAACACTTTAGTTATGTTAAATAAAAGTATAAGGAGTGCGCTAGAGGAAATGTACAAGCAGATACAACAATATGATGCAATTGTTAAAGAGGTTAATTTTACACCAGTGCCAGAAGCAGACGGGCCAGAGTTTGGTGGCAAGGTAACAACGCTAGGATCTGATACAACTGCCTCAAGTTTTGAACAAAGAATAGCTGCATTAAAAATAAAAGACTTAAACGCTCAACGTCAAGAAAGAGCTTTATCCGAAAGAATAGGTGGGAAAGATGTATACGCATCTACACCGATGGCCAATTTACAGGTTAATTTTCAATCACAGATATCAAAAATTGAAAAAGAAAGAGATGAAATAGCTGAAACTATTTTAAATAGTCTTGCTATTATAGAAATGGTTGTTGGTGAGGTTAGCGGTTTGGGTTTAGTTGATGTTTTAGTAATATACACGGCATTATGGAGCATAAGTAAAGAGGCATTAATTGGTTTATTGGATGATGAATCATATAATAGATTAATTAATTATAATCCTGAAATATCAGAAGAGGCTAAACAGTTTAGATCAGCAAGTGATTCAAGAGCACTGGATTCATTAAAAGAATTTGAATTAAAAGTATCAAATGTACTTTCATTTGCTGATTACTATTTAAATGAATTAAGAAAATCTCCAATTAGCAATCAATCCGGTAATTTCAAATAAGGAGTTATGTCATTTGATTTAAAAATACAAAATGGAGACTTAGTATTAAGCTCTTCTGGTGATTTAGCTATAGTGGAAAATACTGATAAGCTAGTACAGGATGTATTAAAAATTTTAATGACAAAGATTGGTGCTAATACATTTTTTCCTTGGTATGGCTCACCATTTTCCTCATCATCTATTGGTAACCCAGCTGATGCAAAGTTTTTACAATCAATATCTGATAGTCAAATTCGCTCAGCGTTAGAAACATTGCAAAGTTTACAGAGAGAACAATCGTTAAGTCAAGATTTAACTGCTTCAGAGACTTTAGCTGCTGTAAGATCTGTAGCAGTGGTAAGAAATCAGATGGATCCAACCAGTTACGTTGTCAAAATATCAATATTAACTAAATCATTAAAAACTATTGACACTTCTTTCAGTGTAGATTTATAAAGTACTGAATTTTAAGATATATATTAAGGAAAGAAAGATATTAAAATTATAAGGGTTAATAATGGCCAGAATTCGCACAGCAAATGAAATAATATTATCTCTATTAGATTATTTCAGAGTTTCTCAACCTAATCTAGATACTAAGCCAGGATCAGTGGCTCGTGATTTGTTTGTAGATGGATCTTCCACTCAGATGGGAAGATTATATGAGGAATTGGCAAGAATTTCTTCGTTACAGTCATTAAGACTTTCCATAGGGTCTGATTTAGATAAATTGGGTGCTAACTTTGGTGCTACGCGCAGACGCGGTTCAAAATCATCTGGCCCAGCACTACTCACTTTTACCAATATTGCTGGTGACATAGCTATATCTGCTGGAGATATTGTTACGGCTAAAAATGGTGCAACATTTATTGTAACAAATGGTATTATAGTAAGTGCTACTTATGTAAATGCTTATAGAGCAATTGCATCACAATATCGTGCCGATTTAGACTTTGTAGGCATTACAGATCAGTATGCAATTACAGTTCAAACAGAAGCTACAGCATCGGGTTTGCAAGGCAATATTTCAAAATATACATTAAGCTCAACTTCAATTTCAGGCGTTAGTAATATAACAAATGCTGTTGCTTTTGGCGGCGGTCAGTTACCAGAAGATGATACTACGTTTCGAAGCAGGGTTTTAGCAGTGTTTTCCGGAGCCAACACCGGAACAGCGCTTGGTTATAGAAACGCCGTGTTAGAAGACCCTGCATCAATTGACTCCGTGGTGGTTGAGCCTGGTGATACTTTAATGACCAGAGATGGTACACAGGTTTATACAGCTCCAAATGGAGATAAGACTATAGTATCCCCTGGAACTGGTGGCAAGGTTGATATTTATGTTTACGGGTCAAGATTACAGCAAGTAATTGATAGTTTTATATATATTGATAAAAGCAATACCGGTGATCCAACTAATTCGAAAAACGATTTCGTTTTAGGTCAAATTATAGGTGAAGAATCTTTAACATTCGCCCAAAGACGTTTAAAAGACTTAGCAGCTGCAACTTTACCGCAACAACCAATAAATAATATTATTGATGTATCAGGAACATTAAGTGGCGCAAATTTTGTTCAAAAAAATACAGATAGTTTGGGGAGAATTACTGGAAATTATGAATTGTTAAAAGATACAGGTGAATACGCAGGTTCACCTTGGGGATTTGACAGACTTCATTGGATATCAAATAAAATATCAGCGTTTCAAGAAGAAAAAACAAAGGGAACATTTAATGGTCAAGATTCGTTATCCTTTACTGATATTTCAATTATTACTGCTATTGAACAAAGAATCTCAGTTACGAATGAAAACAGTAAAGCAAATTCGTTAGACCGATCTATACTACAATTATCTCATTATCCAATAACTGATGTAACAAAAGTGTTTAATGTTACTTCTGGTGAAAGATATGTAATTGTGAGTCAAAATGTTGATGGTGGCACAATAAACACAACTGGAAGAATTAAAATTTCCGGAGGTAGTTTGCCAGCCAAATCTGATACCTTACAGGTTGATTATACCTGGTTGTTTAAATATGATCCGTATTTTGATTATGATAATTTAAGTAATAGTGATAATGAAAGGCCAGCTATTGATAGCGTTGATTGGGGATATTCTAATTTAGTTAAACGCGAACCGGCAACTTTAATAGCAACAGGCTCAACTTTAACAGTAACAACTGTTCATGCTATTAGTACGGTAATTAGTGTAAACAAAGTATCTACACATTCAACATCAGTCACATTAACATCTGGCAGATTATCTGTAGTTCTACCCGTTTTGGTTACAGGAATAATATCTGTTATTAGAACAGCTGATGACGCTGAGTTGTGGAACACATCTAAAAATGATGGAACATTTAGTAATATGGTTGCATTTTTACCAAGCGATACATTAGCAGAATTTGGTAATGCTGTAATCGTTACATATAATGCAATTGATTTATATAACGCAACTAATGCTCAGGGCAGTTTTAATGCGGATAAAATTACTATTGTTCCAAGCTCACAAGCCGTTGCAGGAGATATTGTTGAAGCAAATTATATTGCTAATGTTAGCATAATTCTTCCAATTACTTTGTTACCAGAACTTCCTGCAGTTCGATCTTCTAACAGTTTTGACACAAATACTCAAAACGGTATTGGTACACAACCAAATACGTTTACTTTTTCTGGATTAAATATTATTGACCAGAATTTAAGACAAGCGCCAACAAGAGCTGGTTTGACTATATCAGGAGCAATTTCTCCAGGTATAATCAACGTTTCTGGAACAACTATGGTTGGTGTTTTTAATATTGTTTATACTGTCGGTACATCCGGTTTAAAACAAAATCTTACATCGGCAATTAGAAGATCGATGGGACTAAATTCATCCGGAATAATACCTGCTAATTTAAAAATAGCACGTCTTGATACGGTGGAAAAAGTAGAAACAAGTTCTAATCTTGATGTTTTAAGCGTTACGCATGTTTACGATATTCGTGGTTATCAATTAAATAATAATATTTTTGTAAGAAACGAATCAATAATTAATCCCGAATTATTGGTTACCGAGGTTCAATTACCAGCAACATCTGATAATGAAAACAACGCTCCTGCAGTTGGTGATAGAATAAGAATTTCTTTTCACTATTCATTAACGAATGACACTGAAAGCGTTTCTTTTAGCCAAAGCGGAACGTTATATACAAATAAAATATTTGCTTTAATAGATTCTATTGGTATTTCTAGTGGTTTTACATCTGGCTCATCAGCTAGCTCGACGCTAACAGTTTTTAATCAAAACCAACCATCAATAGCTTCACGTTATAAAACTATTTATGATTATACTGCTCCAAAATCAAATGAAAGAATTGCTATAAGATATAATCAAAACGGATTGATAACAGCATCAACATTATCTGTTGAAACTGTTAGACCAATTAATGCTGATGTTTTAATTAAAGATTCAACAAGAATCGGAGTAGATGTACAACTATATATTGTTGTAACTAATGCTTTTATTAATAATACAGCTACAGTAATTCAAAATGTGAGAGATGTAATTACATCTGCTTTAAATGCAAATTCATTAGGTACAGTTATTGATCAATCAGACTTAATCGATGTTGCTTATACTATTGATGGTGTGGATAGAATTAGAATAACTTATTTTAATAAACAAGATGTAGGTAAAGGGTCAGTTTTAAGTATTCAAGCTCAAAAAAATGAATATCTTTCAGCTAACGAAGTGCTTGTTAACGTAGAGACTAGATAAATATGGCAAACTTAAGAGTTACACGTTTTAGAGTTGTAGATAGTAGAAATTTAAGAGCTGAGTTTACTGAGCCTCTAAGCGGTCTAATTGGCACTCAGAATATTACTGTCATATCTCAAATTAACGGAGTTCCTGATGCAAAAGTGCTTGATGTAACCGTTTCAAATAATTTATTATATATTGTAACAAGACCGTTAGTTCCCCATGCATCATATCTTGTTACATTTAAATCTACAAATGCAATTAGATTTAAATCTAAAAACGGAACAGCATTTTTATTTGAAGATGGTAAAACAAATGTTTTATTAGCTCTTGGTCCAGAATCAGCTACCAATGAAGTTAAACCATTGTTATATAAATATATTTCTGAAAATATTTATGATGTTAACGAAGGTAGTTTAGTTGATGATGCTTTAAATGTTCAAGCAAATGTAATTGCTCAAGGATTACATGATATTGGTCAAGCTAAAAATGATAATTATTTAGAAATTACTGTAACTGATGAAAGAAAAATTCGTGGAAGCGGCCCATTTGATCGTTTAAATGAAGAGGGGGCATTTGAAGTTTTACGTGTTGGAAAAAAAGCAACAGGCTCAACAACATCATTATCATTTTCTTACGAATCTTTTCCAGCAGATTTGGTCAGCGTATTAAGCACTAATATTGCTAATGAGAGTCTTGTTATTGGTACTGGCGCTGGAACATTTAATAATTTAGTTTTAACTGTTAATAATTATCCTGCGACATTATTAAGTTCAGTTGTTTTTCAATATCAGGATGGTTCTTCATATGAATATGATATTGCACGATTTGGATATCAAATAAATGACCCAAAGTATGATCGTTCACATGCATCAACATATGTTTTATTAAATGATAATCAATTTAAATTAAATGATATTATTTTAAGTGAAATAGGTTTTCAGCCTCCAGGATCCGGAGATATAGTTGTTGTTTCTTATCAATACAAAGATCTTGGAAGATTTGTAACTGAAAGCTCTATAACATTGTCTGAAGTTCTCAACATTACTCGTGAAGTTGTTCCAGCATTATTAACATCATTTAATTTACAACATGCCCCAGTTGTTACTATAAATGATAATATACCAACATCTAATGGAGTAACTTTTCTTGACCCATATTCTTATCCACCATGTTCGGCGCCTCACCGTGCTTTTATAAAAGAAATACCTTATCGTTTAGAAAGCTTACCAAAAGGTGTTGGTGAATATACTGTTAATTATAATACTGGGCAAGTTTTTGTTTATGGCGCAGAAAAAGCTGATGGGACTGGTAACTTTCCACCAACAGCTTCTTACAATTACAGAAAAACATATGTTGAAGGGTTAGATTATAATTATGATTTTGAAACAAACGATTTAGTTGCTAACCCTTTAAGAGAGTTGATCGGACAAAGTATAGTTTTGAAATTCGCTATGGAACTAGTTTTAAATCCTAATACGGATTATATAGCAAATACACATATTGAAAATTTGGAAGAACGTATTGATAATCGTTTACTAAGTTTAAACAGTTTACAAGTTTTGAATACACCAATTACCAATGTTTTTAGACTGTACAATGAGACAACTGGAGAAATTTATACGATAAATCGTTTCACAAGTAATAGTGTTATTTTTTCTTCTAGAATTCCTCCAAGAATACCTGGTGTAATCGGAGAAATTGCTACATTTGAAAATGTATTATCTGAAACATTAATTGTAAATAGCGAATTTGATAATACATCTTCCGTTAGAATTTTTGAAATATTATTAAACAATAATAATATTATATCAGCAACTGATAATTCTATCGGTTCGTCTTTTAATTCATCTGTAACATTTAGTAGGACAGATATTTTTCAAAAAGAAGTCTATCTTGATACTCAAACTCCTGATAATCTTGATAATTATAACAGGTTGAGTGTTGGACAGTACCAGGTTAATTATAGTAACGGAATTGTTTATATAGCAGTTTCGTCGATCCAGGATTTAGATATTGGTTCGGTTAATTATAAACGACCAAAAATTAAAACAGCAAATGATCATATTTTATCTGTATCAGATCTTTATTTTAGCATATCTCCAATTAAAGGTGTAAATAAAAGAATTGATTATATAAATTTTGATGATACTGGTTTATATCCAACAACATTTGAAAGAAGCGATGAAAGATTCTTGAGTAATGATGAAACTCTTCCTTACTTAGTAGAGTCTGGAACAATATTGGTCACAAATGATATTAAAAATGTTAATCATATCTTTGACCTTTATGATTTAAGCAATAATATTAATAATACTGACTTTTCTTTTGGCAGCACATTTACAAACAATATTATTACGCTTAATTTATATGGTATACAGAAAAAAGAAGTTAAAACTATCGAACCAGGACTGATAGTTAATGCTTCATTTATATCTCCAGGCGCAGAGATTATAAGGGTAAGTTCAGTTATCAGAATTGCTGATGGTATAGAGCTATGGAATAGCTCAGGTGTTTTTCTAGATTACGCAATCACTTTACCAGGGATAGGTTCTCCAGTCGCAGGAGAAGATGTTTTAATTATTTATAACGTACAACTAAATGTTGGGTCGACACCTATAGTTGATTATAATTTAGGCGAATTACTAGTTGATTATAACTATCTTGCTGATGAAATTATTGTTAGTTATGAGTATGGTGATAACGTAATTAATTTTACAGAATCAGATTCTATTAATGAAGGTGAAGAATATTATGTTACTTATAAGGCAGGAGCTTTAAGAGACTCCCTATTAAGTAATTTTGGAACATTAGTTGATTTACCAATAATGAATACATTTGACGTTTCTTTAAATAGAGAGATATACCGCGACGCATTACAAGGGGCATTACAATCATTTACAAAAGGCCCAACTATACCTGCAATGAAATTATTAGTATCCTCTATAACAAAAATTGACCCAGAACTCATTGAAGGCGTTTTTATATTTTGGTCTTTAGGTATTTCAATTTTAAATCCAAATCAACCTAAAGTTTATGGTGATTTACAACAATTACCTGGTAAGTTTGATAGCGGAATATTGTTTAAAAATTCAGATGATGTGGTTACCATACCGGTGTCATCTAATTTAAGATTGGAAGATGGATCATTAGCTTTCTGGATTATCCCTGAATGGGATGGTTTAGATAATGATGCAACTTTAGAGTTTTCATCTGTAATAAAAGATGGTTATGTTCTTTCTGCAAATAATATTTACATTGGTGCCAGTAGTTATAATCCAACGTTTGATATATATGGTAATTTCTCTGTTCACAGAGATGATGCCAATAGCCCATTGGGTTTACCATCAGCTGTCTTTACCCAGACTGGTTTATTTATTTATTACGATGATATTGAAAAGAAATGGAATGTTCTAGCAAAAGATGTGTCTGATAGTGTTGTTAAAAAATATTCAGGTAAAATTGTTTCATCTGGTGAGGTTTATAATGTCAAATTTATTCCTGGCCTTGGTGATATTTCTGATGTTTTAAGATCAATTACTAACGAAATTGAATTTACTTTTAATATTGATTCAAATGATTCATCATCACCTGATGGATATAATTCTAGTGACGGGTATGTGCCAGGATATTCTTTTGATGGCATAACATTCATGGCTGATAATAATCATTACTTTTTAGACTTCGGAGTTAATGAATCAAAAAGTAGATTTTCTATGTACAAAGATGGGAGTGGTTATTTAAACTTTCAGGTTTGGGATAAAGGTACAAATATTGGTAAAGGAACTTATAAAGTAAGCGCTGATATTTCATCTTGGAAATCCGGTGAAAAACATTTTATAGGAGCATCATGGAGATTATCTTCACATGACCAAAAAGATGAGATGCATTTATTTATTGATGGTTTTGAGGTGGCAAATATTCTTAAATATGGTGGTCGTCCAATAGCTACCAACACTGATAGGTTCAGAACAGTTAAGCCAGAATTAGTTGCAGGAACTATAAGTAAAAAAATTATAAATGGTCAAACACTGTTTACCCAGATTGGATCTGATTTGGTTTATTCTGAAGATGTTGATTTTCAAGCAGAAGGTATTGTTCCAGGTGATACAATTGATATTTTAGAAACCGGATTTGGTAGTTTTAATATCTTATCTGTTAGCGGAGGCTATCTAACATTAGATGATACTATGTCGGCAACATATCCAAATGCAACATTTTCAGTTAATAAATTTTCAGCCGTCGTTGAAACGCAAATTGATTTATACAGCAATATAGCAGTTTATGTTTTGCATACTGATGGTACCGAAACGGAGCTAGCAGGATTACGAGCAGAGCTTCCTGATTATCAAATAGATAAAAACTTATTTAACCAAAATGTATTAACAATTTTGGGCGACGCTGATGTCGGTGATAAAATATTAATAAGAACACTTGGTTTAAACTTTAGAAGAGCTAAAGATACATTTTATATATGGAGCCCAACAAGTTTGATGAAAACTCAAATGCCACCACCAATTAACTTAAATGAAGTAAGCATAAAGCCAATCATGTCTGTACTTACTTCTATTGGTCCAGATAATTCTACATTATCTTTGGGTGTATTTTATTCCGATCCTATTTTACCATCAGGCCAACCATCAAATGCTACAGAAGGCAGAACATTATCAATACGAATAACAGGAGATAATACTAATTTTACAACACCTGTTAATGTTATTGTTAATGGAACAGCTTTTTCCGGAGCAACAACAGAAATTATAAGCTTTACATCAGCAACTACAATGCTGACAACAGAAAAATGGGAAACAATATCTGATTTTGAGGTCGAGGTAAAACCTTATGATACAGCTCAACCAGCAACAGCCTTTGAGGTTAAAGAGGCTTATTCAGTTACTGAAGCAAATGGTAATAATATTTTTGCAATACTAAGATTTAGCATACCTGTGCAACAAGGCATAACACTCACAGGTGGTAATAATCAAACGAGCATATTTAATTCTGCCGGCGGAGGTTTCCCCTATAGTACAGATTTAATTAATAAAAAATTAATTATATCATCTCCGTTAGCATCTAAAGGAGTTTACTCAATTCTTGGTGCGTCAAGTACAGAGTTAATTGTCGACCCACCTGTCCCAGGATCAGCATTCACTTCCGGTATTTTTGGTATCTATGATACTCCAATTGGCCGTTCAGGATTTTCAAATGGTTTCTTTTATCTAGAAACTGTTGGATTAGAAGGTGTGCCATATGAATTAAATAAAGGTTATTATGATATTGACTACTCTACCGATTTAGTCGTTAAATTTGACCCTCTTGATAATATCAATCTGTATATCGGTTCAGATTTAAATGGAACACATCAGGCTAATGCTATTTTAGACGAATTAAGAATTAGTTCTCAAGGTGAAACTGATACCCGTGTTGGCGAAGTGATAAGTGTGAAAGAAACTTCGTTTACTAAAGAGTATTTTGCATTAAGATCTTTTGTTCCAACAAGATCAACATTATTATATTTAAATTTTGAAAAACCAATAAAAAACTTAGCTTCTACATATCTTTCTTTCTCAAAAGATTTTATTCAATCTTCACAAAGTGTTAATGGTGAGTTTAACCAATCAACAGTCATTACTAAAAAACCGTTTACGTTTGATAATGCTGGTTTATTTAATACAAAAGCTCAGGGCACCATCGAGTTCTGGATAAGTCCACGTTTTGATACCTTTAATGACCCAAATGAAAGATACTATTTTGATGCCTCATCATATGTAATAGAAAATATTACGAGTATAACAAATAGTGTTATTAAATTAAACCAATCAACTAAAACTATTTATAGTATTCGTTTAGCATCTGATACTGATGAAAAAGGAATCAATTATTTTATCGGCGGGTCAATAGCACCAGATTTTAAAACAGTTAATTTAGGAACATCATTACCATCTCAAAAAACAAAAGTTATTGTTTCATATGTACCAACTAGTCTATCAGGTAATAGAATATCTATCTATAAAAGTAGAGGAGGATATTTGGTATTTAAAGTAACCGCTGATGATGGTCAAGAATATGAGGTCGCTCAACCAATCTTTTGGCAAAGAGATACTTGGCACAAAATTAGAGCTTGTTATAAATTTAACTCTACTAACAATAATGATGAATTAAAATTATTTATTGATGGAAAATTAACCACTGTCATCCTGTTTGGTCAAGGATTGTTGTTTGGGTCCGGCTTTACATTTGGTCAAACATCATTAAATAATATCACTGGTTATTTAAAAGCTGATATTAATTTTACAGATCCAATAAATCAATTCTTTGTTGGATCTAATTATCTTAGTGCAAAATCTGCTCAAGCAAGAATAGATAATTTAAAGTTAAGTAATATTATACAACCAATCGTAACTATTGGCGGAAAAGATATTGACCCAAGTTATATTGCTAACCTAGAACAGGTTTGCCCAGCTGTCCCAGATGCATTTACTACTTTTTTAATGGATTTTGATACTTTAGTTAAAAAAGCAGATTCGTACGCTATATTAGTAGATGAGAAATATGGTATTTTTAATTTTACTTTAAATATCATTGATTCTTTTCGCATAATATTGAACGATCCAAAAGCTAAGCAGATTTTAGAAGAATTAATTAAGGCACTCAAACCTGCCCAAAGTAGAGTTAAATTAAATTATATTTATTAAAAGAGAGAATAATGACTACACCCAAATTACCTGTATCAACTTTACAAAACTTGTTTCATGATTCTCAAAATATTGATAAATCAGATATGGATCTTGAACAAGCTCATAATATACAAACTTCTGCGGCTATTGTTGGTAACTTCTTTGGCTCAGGCGTATTGGCCGATAGCTTAATTCCTAATATAATTTTTAATTCTGATGAGCTTACACCTGTCCAAGCAGGCCTTGTTTCTGCAAATAATTTTGACGGAACAGGTCTCTCCGTAGCTAAACAACCCACTGATATTAATCTTGGTAATCAGCTGGAAGTAATATTGACAGGATCAGAAGTGTTCGGTAGATTAAGTACTAAGGTTTGTATTATTGGATTGTCTTTTAATGATGATCTCATTATGGATAGAATGTATTTTTATCGTAATGGAACCAAAACTACATCTCAGCATTATAAAAGAGTACTGACAATTCTTTTTAATGATTTTAAAGGTAATAATTACTGCTCAGCTAATCATGGCGGAACAATAATTATTCAAGAAGCAAAACCATTTCAACTTTCTAAACGCCCAATAACTTCCAGTCAAGATGAACAACCAAATATATTCTTTCGTGATTTTAAAGTGGCAGACCCTTCTAAAGCACTATATGTTACGATTCAGGATGGTATAGGTCCTCAATATAATGCTGATAGTTTAAAGATTAATATTACTGGTCAACCATCCAGAACATTAGAGTCAGGCGATACCTTATCAAGATTAGGTGAAAAGTTTTTATCACACTCAGATAATATTCAAAAAGTAACTATACTCTTAGGTGTACAACCTAATGATAGTGCAAGTTTAACTGACCGCTTTAACTGGTCAGGTGATATAATTTTTAGCATTCATAAATTACAAACAACAGTCAATTGTGTGAATGATATCATTCCAGGTCTAGCAATTGAATTTGAACCTAACCCAATTGCACTTGTTGAGTTAAGTTTCAGCCAAGCTGAATTATTATCAGCTGGTTATCTATTAACCGATGTAGCTCAACCTGTTGATTTTGTTGTCAACGGATCTAGCGTCTCAGTGCCAGGAGGTATTAATAAAGACCAGTATTATGCATTTACTATTCGCAGATCCGGATCTGCTGGTAATGGAACTATTTTTGCTGAAGTTGGAACGGACAGAACTGAGGATGCAAGATTAACTTTATTTAGTAGTGGGACATGGGCAGATGTAGTTGAGGAGGACCTATGGTACCAAATTTGGTCAGATTCCGTTCAAATTGCTTCTGGTCAAGGCTATGATGCCGGTAACGGGATAGCTTTTACTAAAACAAAAACAGATCCTATAACTGGTTCCGAAATTGATAACCAAGAAAAATATTTTCCATTTGTTACAACGGGCTATAGCAGTTTGAATACAGGCGTCTTAAAAGCTGTTAAGTTTGCAAGTATTGAGGAGCAAGATCAGAAAACTGGCAACCAAGTATATTCACGTCAACAATTTGTTCCAGAATTCAGCTTTGTTGGTGCCGCAGATCTTTCAACTCTGAAAGAAACATCTGACCCTTTAATTGTTGGTTGTATAGAAGATAATAATCCTAAAGATAATAGCACAATTATTGCGACACAAAATTTCCCTGGCTCAGCTAAAGGTGATAAGTTTACTATAATAGATCCTAGCCCTGACTTATTATCACAACAATTGCTTGGAAGTAAGTTGTTGCCGGATTATAATTTTTCAAACGTTGGTTATTTGGTTGCTAAAGTTGATGTATGCATTGATGGATACGGAGATGTTAATGGCGATGGTCTTATAACAAATGAAGATTTACTATTGCTTTCAGATTTAATTGGAGAATCAATTCATTATCCATCCACACAACAAAAGCTGGTTGATGGGTATTTCACATTGTTAAATCTTTTAAGAGCCGATGTTAATGGTGATGGTTATGTATCTGCGCAAGATTACGATCTTCTACAACAATTTTTAAATAAAGAAATTAATGCATTTCCAGTTGGCACAAGTTTTACTCATATAGATTTAACTGTTCAGAATATGGTTGGGCGATATGACGGTTACTATAGTTGTGATGGATATATTGATCTTGACGGTTATGTTTTAAATCCAGAGGAAATAGATCCTACTGATGCTTTATATTACGGAAATTATTTACCTTCAATAATTGACTCTGATGCTTACTATAGAGCCGTACCATTTGTCGCGTTAGAATATCGAGTAGTTCCTCAGGATTTCTGGCAGGAGTATTTATTATCTGGCAGCTCTAATGCTAGAACTGTTCCATCTTCTTATGTTAAAGATACGACTGGTTTGCTTAGCTGTTCTGTGGCAAGTCCATTTACATGTGAAGACTCATTAGAGAGAGATCCTGTAGCTTGTGATCCTGGCCAGAACATATTTTTCTTTCCATCTGATATCGTAATTGCTCCTGGTGGACAGATTAAAACGCCTACTGGAGATTTTTACAAGAATGATTTAGAGATAGCTACATTTATTTTACAAATGCCTGAGACACCATTGAGTGAAGTGTCATTAAATATATTTGACAAGCTCTTACGTGACCAGGGTAACGGACTAACCAGTGCTGGTTTTGCCTGCGCTCGATATGCCGATTGTTCTACTGTGCAAGCTGAGGATTTGGCATTAAATAGAATACGTTTTGATGTAGCAATTCAGTCCTTTAATAAAAACTTAGATGGGTATGATGAAATCGAAGGCTATGGAATAGTTGTAGATGATACGATTGGCGTTTATTTAGATCATGGTACTGGCATACTTAAAATGACTTTGAGTAACAATGCAGCAGATGAGATATATATGACGATGGTAACAAAGATTCAGATAATAGCATATTTGAAAAAAGCTGGTTGGAATAATCAGGTTCAGGTTATTACACCTGATGAAACTCAGGGGTTGTTTTTAAGTTGAGGATAGGATGGAAGAAACCAAAGTATGTAGTGGTTGCTGTTTAAAAAAAATATTAAATTTATTTCCAAAAAATGGACAGAAGTGTAAGGCCTGCAAAGCAAATCAGAGGGAAAGATGGAGCATAAGTTAGAAATCAAAATAAAACTAGACACCAAGAAATCTTTAAAGCCAGAAGATATTGAAATTTATCTTGATGATAAACAAATGTCACTAATGCAGAGTTTATTTTTAACTGCAAACGCTCGTTGTGTAAGTGTTCCTTTTTATATGGGGTTTTTACCAGAAGATGTATACGAAAAACAGATTGGAATAAATAATTCTGGTTGGAAACAGTCATTAGATGAAGTTAATGTATTGAAAAGTATTCCAGGTTTAACTATTAAGCACGAAACAGTTGGTGTTAATGTAGATGAATTGAAATATAATATAAATGAATTCTTCAATTTATTATGCAGTTCACGATACAGCAAATATTTAAGCCCAGAAGATATTAAAAAAATAAAGAGTGTTGATAGGGTGTTGAAAAAAATACTTAAAACAACACAATCTAATTTTGAAATTTGTGATATTATCGCTTGACATTTGCCTGTTACAGAGTATTATTGAAGATAAATAGTATATTAAATTTTCATTAAGATATGGATAGTTTTAAAAATCATATTTTATTAAAATATAATATAATAATAATTTAACATTCTTATGTGCTGCAAAGAAATATTTTATATATTATCTTAATAGCCTTAATAAGTATAAGTTGCGTTAAGGCAAGGCCAAATTCAACTCAAAATATAAAAGATATAAAAGATATAAAAGATATAAAAGCTGACCCTCCAGCATATGGGCACAAGATAGTTTAAGAGTTATGAAATTTATTATAATACATACTCAACATGCAAAAATTTTCACGATTAATAATTGCAAAGCAAGTAAAAATATAAAAAATATAATTTTAATTGTAGAAAGTATTTTTAGCAATGATATAATCGATATTCAGCATTTAAATATCAAAAATCTTTCAGATCCATATTTTCCTTACAATGATTCTTCAGATGATGTATCATCATTATATTTTACTTACAATTGTTTTTCAGATTATTTAGCGTGCGTCAATATAACATTGGATATTTTAAAACTTTTTAATAATAAAATATATAATGAGTTTTATCTTAAAAAGAAAGAATATTTTGAAAAAAAATTTATTTCCAAGAAAGAATTTTCCTTGCTGTGCAGCACTCTTGAAGAAACAAAAAAACAATTTATTATTAGAGAGATTATAGAGTAATATGAATATTGGATATAAAGAATTTATATGGAAAGCAAACATTTTAGGTTCTAAACACAACACCTTGGATTTAAGTTTTATAAAAAAAGATTTGTTAATACAAAAAAGTTCAAGTTTTGTCAAAACAAATCTAGATCACGCGTATTTATCCAAAATGTTTCGTGAAGTGTTTCATGGAGCAACACTCATTTCTATACTTGATGTTAATAATATTTGTGCCCCCAAAGGTTTTTATCAACTCTTAAGTTCAAGCGATATGTTTTGTAAGAAAAACATATCAAAAGAGCTTTATTTGGAAATGCAATATTTACAACCAGAAGAATTTAAAAATACATTTGAAACATTTCATAATAACGCTCTAATAGAATATGTTATAAAATGAATTACTATGAAGTTACATATATTGATCAGGAACTTTGGCCTAACAAAAATATACTATACACTACACTTAATGATAGCGAAATATTTAATCTATTGAGTTGTTTTTTAAGTTTAAGTGATTTAAAAATGATTTGTATTAGAGAAGTTTCTCATCAAGAGACCGAATATAGAATAATCAATAGTTTACTAGAGTTTTTAGATATATACAATGCTATACCTTCAAAAATTTTACCATATATTAATGAAAAAATATACCGTGAAATTTTAGGTTGCCCTCAAAATTTTATGCATTATGATTTACCTAAAACGTTTGAAGAGTTTATAATTAAGAATATTATAGAATAAATGTAAAATAAACATTACATAAACCGTAAAATAATTATTATAAAGAAAATATAAATTAATGTATTATAAAGTTACGCCATTAAATGGCTCTAAAATTGTATTCTTAAGTGACTTATTAATAGATGATTTTTCTGATTGGTTATCAAATGTTTTAAGAACATTTGAGGGCTATACACTATTAAAATTTCAAGAAATTAAATACGAAGAATATTATAATTTAACAGGTCAAGGCGTAGAGTTCTATGACTCTCTACAAGATATATCAGAGTGGGGATTTCTTGAAGAGGAATGTATTGATTTGGTTTGTAAATATTTAACCCAAGATATATATACTGATATGAACAAATCATTGGATGGTCAAGATCATTCTTTTAGTTATCTTCCTGAGACATTAGATGAATTTTTAAAATATAGAATGATTAAAAATATTATAACGTAAAGGAACACCCTGAAAGTAAAAATACAACAGTTTTTAACACAAGCTCATAGTTGGAGTTATACCGGTATTGATTTGGGAAGATCTTTTATTGCAGCAGGCCATAATGTTGATTTTATACCAACAGATAAAGATATATATTTTCCTAAAGACCTAAATCCATATTTAAAACAGGCACCTTATGGTAACTATGACATTCAGATCAGCTATACTCAGCCAGGTAACTGGAAAGAGTATTTTAAATATTCTGGAAAGAAGTTTGCTATCTGGAATTTTGAATATCAGCTAGCTCAAGGATCTCCGGGCTTGCTGCTTCCAGGCTTTGGGAAAAATCATGTTCATGTTGATATGATTTTTCCGTCATCACAGTTTAGCAAGAAGGTCTTCATGGATATGGGTGTGCCAGAGAGTAAGTTGATAGTTATCCCTCATGGTGTTGATGTAGAGAAATTCCAGACTAAAGAAAAATGGACCCTAAAAACTAAAAAGAGTAAGAAGATACTTTTAAATATAATGCAGCCTCACACAAGAAAAAACATACCTGCTGCATTAGAGGTATATGGCAGAGCCTTTACTAATAAAGATGATGTTTGTTTAGTATGTAAAGTTTTTGTTAAAAATAAAAAGAACAACCAGTTTGATGTTGATTTTTATAAGCTACTTTCAGATTTTAAAAAGAAATATAAGAATCATGGCGAAGTAGAAGTTGTAACAGAGTTTATTCCAAATATAGCGCATCTTTATAACGCTGTTGATGTGCATTTTTCAGCAACACACTGCGAGTGTTTCTTCTATCCAGCAGCAGAGGCAATGTGCGCTGGAATAGTAAATATAGTTCCAAATTATTCTGGACATCTTGATTTTTGCAACGATCAGAACAGTTTGCTTATAGATGTTAAATTAACTAAAGCTCCAAAGAAGGATCAATATTGGATATACAACAGTTTTGCAATACATAGTGATATAAATATTGATGATGCTGTTAGCAAGTTGAAGTATGCTGTAGATAAAAACGACGAACTAAAACAAAAATTTAAACCTGGAATGGATTCTGTTAAAAAAACATATACTTGGGATAGTGTTGTTAAAAGTATAGTTGGTGTTTAGGTAAAATGATCAAGTTAACTTTAAAACAAATCAATAGTAGAGATAAAATAATACAACAAAACTTAACATGTATTAAAGAGGCGCCAATTCAAATAGAAGGAGTTCAAACAAAATGTTTATGGCAATGTAATGTTTGTTCTCACAAGTTTGAATGTAGGCTTGGAGATATTGATGGTTGTAAAAATTGTAAATTCAATAATGGTAACTTAGATTGTTTCACAAATCTTGTACAAAATAGCCAGTGGCCTATAAATTTTACAAATTTTTTTAAAATTAAAAAAATTACCGAAGCTCTTGAAGCAACGCTATTAACAGAACAAATAAATTATTTTGGATCTAATAATGATGTAAAAATACAATGTAAAAATAAACATATAACTACCATTAAAGCTTATAGAATTTTGGCTGGTTCCTGGTGCGCAAGCTGTCCTAGACCAAAAAATTTAAGCGAAAGTATTTGCAGAGTTTATTTTAAAACTTTATTTAACGCAGATTTTATATCACTTAAACCTGATTGGCTCAGAGACCCGTTAAGTGGTAATAAATTGGAGCTTGATGGATATTGTTATGATTTAAGTTTAGCTTTTGAACACCAGGGTGAACAACATTATAAAAACAATGTTTTTAATGATCAAAATATGTTAAATATAATACAGGAAAGGGATAAATTTAAAGTAAAACAGTGTAAAAAACTAGGAATAAAATTATTTATAATACCGAATTTAATTAAAATGACGACGTTAAAAAAATTACCAGAATTAATAAAAAAACAAGCAATTAATCTTGGTGCAAATATAGATGGTATTGATTTTGATCAAAAAATAGATTATTCTTTGGTGTATGACTATGAGGCTAAGCACAAATTAAAAAAACAACAAATTAACAATGATATAATAAATACAATTAATAAACATAACGGTAAGTGTTTATCTAAATATCAAACTATAAATAAAATGAAGTGGCAATGTTCCTTAGGACATGTATTTGAAAAGATGTTTTGTGAAATTAAAAATGGTTTTTGGTGTCCAAAATGTGCTCTAATCCAAAGCGGACAAAGCAGATCTGAAGCTGCTATTAAAAAAGCCAAGCCATCTTTTAAAAAGTTTTTAAAAGATAAAAAAACAAAATGCCTATCTGCATTTTGCTGTAAAGAAAAATTGATTTGGGAATGCGAATTTGGCCACAGATGGCAACAACATTTTCGATCTGTGAAAAAATCTAAACATTCAGGTTGCCCAACATGCGCCGGAAAATTACATAGTTTAAATATTATTAAATAAAAATACATTTACACAAAAATAACATTAAAGAGATTTATACCTTAAGAAAAAATCAATATATTTATGAAACAAATAATTCTATGATAAATGATAGTGGGTTAGAAAACAATATTAATTTTATTAATATTGTTTTACAATTAAATTGTGGCGCAGATTATAATGAAGAAAGGCTTATTCATTATGTTTTAAATTTAAATAATGATGACATGAAAG